TAAATAATAATTTTATCTTTAGGATTGCGAATCAACTTATTTGCTTTTAAAATAATATCTGTATTCTTGTCAAAATCAATTCTTGAAATACTAACAGAAAGAGGACCTTTAGTTCCTTTAGTTCCTTTAATTATAGCATACTCAAAGAATGGATGTTTAATAAAGGTAGACTTTATCTTTAAATTTTTTGTTAAATACTCTTGAACGGCTTCTCTTATAGTATAAACTTTAAATTTAGGAAGATATTTAAGAAGAGGATTGGGATTTTTCTCACTAGTTCGAACCTCTGTTGGATCGTGAATAATAATACTAGTTGATTTGGGGAGAAACTCTAGAAATGAATAATAGTGTTTGTCGATGGCAGTTACTAGAACATTCGTCATTTTTTTAAGGTCCTCTTTGGATATGTTATTGTATTTGACACCGTACCCAAAGTCTCTTGAATTATTCTCAGTTCTGTTTCCAACTCTGAACAAGGGGTAATTGTATTTTAAAGCTAGATGAGAAGTCATAGTTACCCATCCTCCGTATATTGGCTGAGCCATATAGACTAAATTCTTTTTTTGAGGCTTTCTCTTGTTTTGTGTCCTTCTTTTCATTTAAAATTGAAAGATATTATTTTCAGTTATTTTAGACAAAATCATGAAGACATTCACTCTCGTTATAATTTATGCACTATGCTCCTTGCTATTTACTCCTTCTTTCTCTAAGACTTACTCAGTTACCGTTGTCGGCAAAACTGGTGTTGGTAAGAGTTCTCTAATTAATTCCCTGTTTGGTGAAAATGTTGCACCAGTTGGTCATGACGAGGCAACAACCCTGGAAGTGAGTAAATATAACATTAATTATGGCAAAGATACTATTGAAATCTGGGATACTATGGGATTATATGACGACGTCGGTGATTCTAAAGAATACATTAAGAGAATGTCTGAAAAAATAGTGAAAACAGATCTAATCTTGTTCTGCTTTGACTCTTCTGAATCTAGATGGACGAAAGACAACAAAGAAACTATAGAATTATTTAAGAATGAACTAGACAAAGACATATTTAAGAATACTCTGTTTATTTTCACGAAATACAACGTTTTACGAAACAAGGAGTCTCTAATGAATAGGCAATACAAGGTAAAGAGTATTCTTCCAAATGCTAAATTTGCTGTTGCTGAAAATGAGGCATCTAAAGAATGGAAACAGAATTTGTGGACGAGTATTCTAGATACTGCTAAAGAAAATACCAAACCTATTTTCATTAAAATTATGCACAGACGCAGCAATATTTGTGAAATCTCTAGAAACGCCACAAAGAATATTATAGAGAAAGACGTTTTCCCGATTTACATGGGTAAGAAAAAGAAAGAAGAAAAAAACAAATGTATTGATACTAGTGTAACAAACTTTAATGAAAAAATCAATACTCTAACACTTATAGGTACTGTTGGGATTTTCATGAATGCCGGACCAGTTATTAAGGTTAGTAAAATGGCTGCAGGAGCTCTAGGACTAGGGAGCGGATTGTATATTAAGAATATTCTTAGTAATTTTCACCGAAACTCTAGTTATTGCGATACAGTAGACAATAACCTGAATATAGAAAATTACGAGGATACCTATAAATGGACAGGTGGTACTTATATAGGACAGTTTAAGAGAATCCTGTTCCACGGAGAAGGTAAAATGTGGGATCACGAAAACAATCTTCTGTTTGAGGGAACCTTTAAGAATGGGATTCCAGATATTTGTTAATTAAATAGTTATAGAATTAAAATATTTTTTATTATTATAAAATGCCCAAGAAAAAGAAAAAAAAAACTACTCCTGTTGCTGCCACAGAAAGTCTTAAAGATATTGAAAAACAGGCAATAGTTTCAGAAAATGTAGCAGCTATAGAACCCGTTGCAACCGAACCTGTTGCAGTCGAGGAACCCGTTGTTGTCACCGAACCCGTTGTTGTCACCGAACCCGTTGTTGTCACCGAACCCGTTGTTGTCACCGAACCCGTTGTTGTCACCGAACCCGTTGTTGTCACCGAACCCGTTGTTGTCACCGAACCTGTTGTAGTCGAGGAACCTGTTTCTGTAGAGGAACAATGGATAGAAAAAATAGTTCCTCCTTCACGAACCATCCATCCACTTAACCATATATTTGTTAATACTATAGATAACACGAGTACCTTTAATAGACCAAGTAAAGTCGATAAACAAGAAAATATAACTAAAACTGAATGGATGAAATTTGTAAAAAACATTAAAAAAATATAAATAAATAAATAATTTAACGTTTTTTTTTAAAATTTTTTTCTTGCTATATAGTATAAAAAAAATGGGAGGAGGATTAATGCAACTCGTAGCTTATGGCGCTCAGGATATTTACCTTACCGGTAACCCACAGATCACATTCTTCAAGGTTGTCTACCGTAGACACACCAACTTCGCGATGGAATCCATCGAACAGACTCTTAATGGCAACGTCGCTGCTTCAAGTAAAGTAACTGCTACTATCTCTAGAAATGGTGATTTAGTTGGTAAAACATATCTTGCTGTCCAAGCGGCGGCGATGAGCGGCAGCGATAATAACTATGGAACACAAATTATTGAAAATGTAGTACTTGAAATTGGCGGTCAACAGATTGATAAACATTCGGGTCTTTGGATGGAGACATGGTTTGAACTTACAGAACCAAATCATAATGGTAGTTCGTATTTAACTGTGGAAGCTAACTTGGCAGCCGCTGTCACGGGTGGCGATGCTGCCACAGCACCAACTAAATTCCAACAGATGGCATGCTGTGGGGGTGTTGGTGCAACCAACACCGTCGTACCAGGTCTTATTCACGTCCCATTAACTTTTTGGTTCTGCCGTAATCCTGGTCTTGCATTACCACTAATTGCCCTTCAATATCATGAAGTAAAAATTGCCATAACTTTTAGTGCTGCTCTTAATGAAACAGCTGCTAAATTATGGTGTGATTACATCTACTTAGACACTGACGAAAGACGTAGATTCGCCCAGGTTTCGCACGAATACTTAATTGAACAGGTACAGGAACAATCTGGGTCGGCCTCCCTGTCACAGGAACTAAACTTTAATCACCCAGTTAAAGAATTAATTTGGACTGGCGCTTACACCAACGCCGGGTCTGGCGGAGTGGCCACCGGTGGCATGATAGTAGGCCCTGTCATGGCCTTCGGAACTGCTGATGTGAACACAATGTCCCTTAAATTAAATGGTCATGAACGTTTTGCTCCAAGAGGCACCAAATATTTCACAAGAACACAAGTATGGCAACACCACTCTGGTTATGGTAGTGTTATGGGTGGCCAAAGTGATGGCATCGCTGTATATTCCTTTGCTCTTAAACCGGAGGAACACCAACCATCTGGAACATGCAATTTCTCAAGAATTGACAATGCTCAGTTAAAAGGTACCGCCTCACCTTGCCCGGCGAATGGTGCCATCTTCGCTGTCAACTACAACGTCCTCCGCATTATGTCTGGTATGGGTGGCCTCGCCTACTCTAACTAAGTTAGAGAAGACAAGTTTACCAAGTGTAACCCAACTAAAAGAACTAAACATTCTATATCTAGAATTAAATTACTTTTTAAAGGAAAAAAAACAAAATTTTTTTCTTGCTATATAGTATAAAAAAAATGGGAGGAGGATTAATGCAACTCGTAGCTTATGGCGCACAGGATATTTACCTTACTGGTAACCCACAGATCACATTCTTCAAGGTTGTCTACCGCAGACACACCAACTTCGCGATGGAAACCATCGAACAGACTCTTAACGGGGGTAACACCACTGCTGGTGGAACCGGAAGTGCCACTATTTCCCGTAATGGTGATTTAGTTTGTTCAGTATATGTTACCAGTGATACTGCAGCTATTCAACAAGGTTCACACCTAGTATCTACCGTTGAACTTGAAATCGGAGGTCAACGTATTGATAAACAATATGAAGAATGGAATGATATTTGGAATGAATTATCTACACCTGCTTCAAAAGCATTAGGTTTAAAAACAATGATTTGTGATAAAGGTACTTCAGGCGCATCAGATCAACATGCCGGTGTTGGTCTGGTTCAGGTCCCACTTAACTTTTGGTTCTGCCGTAACCCTGGTCTTGCCCTACCTCTAATAGCCCTCCAGTATCATGAAGTTAAACTTAAGTTTACCTGGGGGACAGCTGCCAATGTCGGCACTACTGCTACGTGTAAGGTATGGGTAGACTACATCTACCTAGACACTGACGAAAGACGTAGATTCGCCCAGGTTTCGCACGAATACTTAATTGAACAGGTACAGAAACAGTCTGGGGCAGCTTCGACGAAACAGAAACTTAACTTTAATCACCCTGTTAAGGAACTTATCTGGACATCCGCTGCAACAAATGCTTATGGAACAGCAAAACTTAAACTCAATGGTCACGACCGTTTCGCAGCGCAACAAGAAGAATATTTCCAGCTTCGTCAGCCGTACCAATACCATACGTCTATCCCAAATCAAAATTTACCTACCGTCTCACAACATGGTGGCGCTGCTCATTCTCAACTTGTTAATATTTTTTCGGGAACCAATCTAGATCAGGCTGCCGACATCGTGGCTATGACTTTTGCCAACACCGCCGTCACCGCAACAAAAATCATAGTCTCACAGGGTGGTTTAGGTGGTGCTTTAGCCCTGCAAACGGCCGCGGCGACCCTTGCCGAGAGCGAAACGGATACAACACTTATTTATTCTTTCTTAACGACCGACCTCGAGGTCACACCTGCAGTAGGCGATGAAGTCCATGTTACTGTAGATGGTACCGCCGCCAGATCAGGTGCGGATGGGACAAATGAGACCATAATCACTACTATTAAGGCAGTCGCGGTAGGCGCCTTGGCCGGCGGCCTCACCAGCGCCAGCAACACGCATATCCAATTAAATGATGTCCTGACAGATTTAGCCATCGATGGGGCGATTGTCAACGCCACGGATTTTACCATTACCGACTTTAAGATTAGATATGCTGGAGCAGCTGCTACTTCTAAGATGATTAAAAAGATTAATGTATACTCATTCGGTCTTAAACCTGAAGAACACCAACCATCGGGCACCTGTAATTTCTCAAGAATTGACAACGCCCTTCTTGAAACAACTGCCAACTTAGCTGCTGCAGACAACATCTACGCTGTCAACTACAACGTCCTCCGCATTATGTCTGGTATGGGTGGCCTCGCCTACTCTAACTAAGTTAGAGAAGACAAGTGTACTCCAACTAAGTTAGAGAAGACAAGTGTACTCCAACTAAAGGAACTAAACCATTTAATATATATTTTTGTAAAGTATTATTCAAAAAAGAATAATAAAATGTTTATTATAAGTAGATATGATTGACAATCAAACTATAGCGGGTATAGTTTTCGTAGTAGTATTTATAGTATTAATAATTTGTATTTTAGATCGGGATACCAAAGAAGCATTTTCCATGCCGAGTGCCGATAAAATATTAGACAAAATATCGGATTTTTTTGATGGATTGCTAGGGGATTCTAAACCAAATACAGGTCAAGGCATGTTAAGTTGTGAATTGGTAGGGGATCAAGTGGTATGTCGTGAAGTAGGACCTTTAGCTAGTTCCGCTGCTGCAGAAAGATTAATAGGAAAAACCTTAACATTAGAATGGCCAGTTGCTAACACAGAATATATTATAAGTGGCATAAGAACAGGTGATAAATATACTAAAAATGATGATGTAGTTGATTTTTTAGAAGATAATCTTGTGGATGATAGTACATTTTTTAGACATAATGTAAAAACTGTGAAAACGGGTAAATATTGTGATCCCGGTCAAAAGAAAAGAATGATAAAAAAAATGAATGAAAATTTAATTACAGAAGTTCTTTTAAAAAGAAAATATAAATCATTTGAGGAATGGTTATCAGATGACGGAAAGGCTCAAGGATATACTGTTAAAGATGGGGTA